AGCTGACTTTGTGCAGTCCGCAAAGACCGCCAAAGCCAAGAAGTAATCACTTCATCCGGGCCGACTTGGTCCGGGCAAAGGAGCGGTTTTCGGACTTGGGCACTGCACGCAGGTTGCCTGATCCGTTGCCGCCGCCTTTGGCAATAGGCGTCTTGTGGTCGACGTCTTTGCCGTCACCCTTGGACACCACACCCTTCTTCTCCATCTCAGAGCGGGCAGCGTTGCGCTTCGCACGGTTGGCGATTTGCTCTGGCTTGCCTTGGTAATTGGCGTATTCCTGCTTGTAGTTGCGTGGCATGGTTGTTCCTCAGTAAAGGTTGTTCAGCACTGGGGGGCGGTAGTTCGGCCCCTTCGCTATTTTCCCATGTTCGTTGAACACAGGCTCGCCGTTCTCGTTGTACTTTGACCAGTTGCTGCGATTCACGGCATCGACTGCATCGGTCATCTTCATGCCAGCACAGTGGCCAACACCGACAGACGTGACGATCTGATCGGCCAGCGAGTCCAGCATCTCTTTGCGGTCGTGGATGACCACGTTCTCCTGCCCGCTCTTGAGTCGGTCAGCCAGCAGCTTGAGCTCGTAGCGCAGGTTATTCCATGTGCCGTTGAACTGCACACAGTCCAGCATCTCCACGAACTCTTCCACGTGGCATCCCAGCTGAATGTCCAGTTCCCGGGCGGTGGGGTCAGGACGACCCCTACGGTGCCACAACTCGATCGAATCAATACTCATGCAACTGCTCCTAATACTGCAAGGGCGATCTTACTCTGTGCGCGGGCTGTTGTGCCCGTCAGGCTGTCCACGAACCGTGGGTGGTTCAGGTTCACGATCATGCACTGCATCTGGCCCGGGGCGTGCTTGGGGCAGCCCTTGAACATCGTGACGCGGTCACGGCGGCGCAGCAATGCGTTCTCGTTCTCCAGTTCCCGCTCGATGCGGTCCAAGCCATCACGCTTGATCTTGAGCCAACTGCGGAACTTCTCGGCGTTGATCGCAACTTGGCTCCCCGGCATGATGGGGTTCTTGTCGTCATAGACGATCTTGACCCGCGCCACGGCGCGTTCTGGTGCTGGCAGTGTGACCTGCTCGACGCCTGAGCCGTACTTCTCTTTGCACTCAACCAGCTGGTCGTTGTGCTCGGCAAGGAATTGGCCCACGACATCGAACACATCGGTCTTGTGGTCAATGGTGAACTGGCGTGTCTTCTTGATGTGCGCGATCAGATGGTCAATGGTGCCCTTCACATCGAACGGGAACAGGCCCATGGTCTGGCCAATACGTCCCATACCCCATGCAGCAATGATGGCCGTACGATAGAAGCGCTCCTGCGGCTCGAACACAAAGTTGAACGTCTTCATGAACGATGCCTCGGCCCACTTCCACACAGCCTCTGGACCGCCCTTGTCGATCACCACTTGCACCAGCTCTGGGAAAGCCCAGCCGTTGTTCTTGGCCATGATGTCGAAGAACTCGTAGCCATCGCTCTTGCCGTCTTCACGGGTCTCGATGAACGTGCGGTCATGTTGGGGCAACTCCAAGCAGCGAGCTTTGAGCGGCTCGTTACCAGCCTGTGCACCCTCGAACTTCTGCCAGATCGAAATGTTGGTTGTCATCAGCGTTGGGCCACCCCATGTTGCAGGGTCACGCAAATCACGGTCCTTGGTCATGGCTACTTTCTCGCGGCCCATGCTCAGCTGATACGTCATGTCAGCAATGTCTTTGTCGTCAGCTGCAGTCATCTCGTCAATGCAGCACGGCAAGCTGTTGAGCACACCGCGTTGCTTGTACAGGGCGTTGGCCGTGTCCTTCTGGCTCAGGAACAGTTGCTTGGGTGAACCGATGAGGCTGTTGGCAGCGATCAGCGACAGAGTCTTGCCAGTGGTCGTCTCTGTTGAGTAGATGGACACCACGACAGTGCCGTTACCAGCCACATCCCCGAGGACGCCAGTCAGTGCCAGCAGCACAGCGGAGCGTATCGTCTCTGAACCCGGGCGGTTGAGCATGTCCATGCCGCGAATCCACTCGTCGCGAGAGCCGTGTGGGCCGATCAAATTCTCGAATGCCTTCGCTGGGCCACGCAAGCGCGTGTCGATGTTGTCGTGCTTTGCACCAAGCAGTGTCGGGCCACACATGAACGAGCCATCATCTTGCCAGCCGAAGCTCACGTAGTCCTGTCCAGTTGGTGTCTGCTGCTGCACCATCGTTAAGTAATCCATTAAAAATCCCCGTAGTTTTTCTTGTTGCCCAATGTTCTTCACGTAAATCTGGCGGTTCAGCAAGAAGGAGCTGAAGTCTTTGCCAAGCGATGCCAGCACAGTAATCTCGTGCGGCTTTTCTTTCCACCCTGTCATGGGGTACTTGACCATCAGCTTGAACGCAGACTTGCCGCTTTCTTCGTCGTTGTACACACCCGTGACGTGCATCTCGTATGGGCTGATGTGGTCGAACTCAATGACTTCTTGCGCCACGGTGTTGCCGTTGGCATCGGTTGTCTCGACCTCGGTTTTGACTTCCAGCACGATCTGGCCATTCTTCACGACGTAGCCCTTGGGCATGACGAACACGACTTCTTCGCCGCTCTCTTCATCCTGCACAGTCACCTCAGTCGCCACGGACAGCTGCGCTGGGCTTGTGATGTTCCCACGGCTCGGGCATCCCTCACAGCCTTTGGCGCACAGTTGCTCGAACTTGGCGCAGGTTGTTGGGCCTGTACCGTTCCAGCCGTTGATCTTGTCGAGGCTGCTGTTGAGATCGAAGTCCTTGTGCTTGCCAGCGAGCTTGACGACCGCTTCAGTTACATCGGTGCAATGCTTGGCAAGACCAAGAGAAGCACGCCACAAAGGCTCAGGAACATCGCGACCAGCAGCATCGAGTACTCCACCAGACTCAACAAGCGCTCTGACTTGATTACATCTGGAGGCCACTGCGTCAAGGATGACGTCATTGCTGTTGAGCACTGCGGCGAGGATGGATGACTTGGGCTTGCCTGCGCGTGGCGTGAGTGCGTTGGATGATAGTTTGGCAGCTTTGCCGAACCAAGGCTTGAGCGTTGTGAAGAGCGCAGCAGCATCGTAGTCTGGGCAGTCCGCAACACACCGGACATCCTTCCATGGCTGCTGCTTCTTGTGGTGCGTGCCAACGGGGCGGAGCACCATAGATGGGTCGTGGATTTTTGAAGTGTCGATCTCAACGCCGTTCTCCTCAAGCGCGATGCGCAGTGCAGTGGATGCCTTGACCCAGTGGTCTTTGCCTACGTTGGCGGTAAGTGGCCAGTAGCAGTGGATGCCGTTGCCCGATGAGATGACCATTGGCTTCGGCATGCCGATCGTTCTGAGTGCTGCGACCATCGCGGTCCAGCCCTCTTTCTGTGTTTGGTATGGCTTGTCAGGGCCGATGTCGAGGTCAAGGGCCAATGCCCTGAACCATGTGGCGTGCTCTTGCTTGCGGTACCACTTCTGCTTGCCATCGTCTGTGTATGCGTGTCCCGCAAATGCACCGACTGTGTAGTAGACCGTGGTGTTGGGCTCTGTGTCCCACTGACTGATAGCTGCAACGGCGCTGTCTATGTCTGCAAACGAGCCTCTGTTCCAGAAGAATCCGCGTGGGTTCTTGCCCGTTGGATCAGGCTTGTGCGTGCATATGACGAGTTCGTCGAGCTGGGCAAAAACGCGAGTAAGAAAGTGTTTGGTGTCCAAAATGTGCCCCTAGATGAAAAACCCCGGCCTAAGCCGGGGAGCCCTTATCGAGCAGTGATTCTATTACTCGTCAAACAGGCTGTCGAGCTTAGCAGCCAATTCATCCGAGGCTTTTACTGGGGCAACCGTAGGTTTGGCCTTTGGGGCGGCAGCAACCACAGGTGCTGGGGCTGGGGCTTCCTCTTCGTAGGCGTCATCTACGGCAGGTGCTGCTGGTGCTGCGATTGCGGTCTGTGTCTTGGGAGCAGCCAACGCTGGGCCTGCAGCAGTAGGAGCCATCTGACGAGTCGCCACTTTGACAGGGTCACTTGTCAACAGGTTGTCCACACGCGCAATGGCCTTCTCTGGCACATACCCCTTCTGCTTGAAGGTGATCTTGGGGAAGCTGGCTGCGTCGTCGAAGCCCAGCTCGGTCACGACTTCTTCAGGTCCGATGCCGTAGTTGCCCAGTTCCTTGAAATACTCACGCAGAGCTTTCATGCCGCTGACAGGCACAGTCAGGCTGTAGACCTTGGTGGGGTCAGCAGCGGCCACAACGGCGAGGTGACGCTGGTCAGCGCACATCTTGGACTTGGCACCCGATGGCAGAATCTTGGAGCCCAGCACGTTGTTGGGGCAGTCAGCGCAGCTTGTGTGCACAGGAGCATCAATGCTTGCGTCAGCCTTGAGGCCATCGTTGGACCAGCAGTCAGGGCGGACATTCTCAGCAGATGCGTCGAAGGCTTTGCCGTAGAACACTTTGGAGACGCGGGGGTTGGCACCCACGATGATGGTGTCCAGCGTCACGCCCACGGTGGTCTCGACGCCTTCTTCGTTCAGGCGATAGCGGCCAGCACGGATGCTGATACGCGGGATGCTGATGCCGTCAGAGACGATGGCAGAAGCCACGGAAGACTTGGTGCCAGCTTGTTGGCGGGCTGCGATACGCGCTGCGATGTGCGCTGGGACGTTTGCGATCATGTTGCTCATTTAGTTACTCCTTGGATTGCGCTTTGCGCATGTTGAACACTTTTGTCGATGAGAAATTTACCCCGGGTGGAGGTGCGCCGTTGGCCTCGATGTAACTCTTGACCCCCGTCTTTGATGCTCGGCTCTCAACCATGTCCCAAGCATCGTGCTCTTTGCAAAAGCTGAAGAACTCTTCACGAGAACCAACTGTTGCGGTGTGGTGGGTAGACCAGTAGGCCGTACCGTGCGGAGTCTTGACTGTCTCCAGTCCGTCTTCCTGTGCTTTCGCTGTCATCCAGTTCTCAAGGGCTACCAGCTTTTCTGTGAGCTTGCCCTTGACTGTCTTGTGCTCGCGTTCGAGAGCGTCAATCTCATTGCGAACCTGCAGATACTTCTCTGCGGCAATGTCGTAATTCATTCAGTTACCTCGTTTCTTACTCGTCACTGTTGATGCCTTGCACCAAATTCAAAAACTCCGCCAGTGTGTTTTTCTTTGTGCGGAGTCGGCGGTATAACTCTGCTTCAAAGCCGGTGGCCCAGATGTGCCACACAGTCGTTTTGCCAGTTGTCGTCAACCGGCGAATCCTTGCATTGGCCTGCTCGTACTGCTCAAGTGAATAAATAGGCGCAAACCAAATGATGTCCTTCGCACGTGTCAGTGTCAAACCGTGTGCAGCAACCTTGGGATGGGCCAGCAAAATCTGTGGCTTGTCCGTGTGCTGAAAGTCGTTGAATATCTGATCACGATCCTTCTTGCTTGTGTCTCCGTTGACCATCGCAACATCAAAACCATCTGCGGTGAGCCTGCTCAACATGCGTTGCTGTGACGCTTTGAACGGCATGAAGATGATTGCTTTGTCGCCGATCTCCGTGAGTAATTCAGTGAGTGTATTGTACCTCTCTGAGTCGTCCATGTCAATCACACCGGTCTCGCTGATGACCGAGCCGCAGCAGATTTGCAGCAGCTTGGCCAGCACCACGGCTGCGTTGGGCGCAGTCACTTCGCCACCAGCGAAGATCGTCACGGCCTTGTCCTTCATCTCCTTGAACGCCTTCTCCTGCTGCTTGGTCAGCTCGGTCTTGCGGCCCACAAAGTTGGTGTCAGGCAAGTCCTTGCACTCGTCCAGCGAGAACCGGATCGAGGGCTGCAGCACCTTGCGGCATGTCTCCAGCGCGTCAGCACGCGGCACCCAGCGGAACGTCGTCACCTTCTGCATCACCAAGTCTTTGAACGTGGTGAAGCTCTTGGGGCAGCTCGGCGAGTCCACAAGGCGTGCCAGTGTCCATGCGTCAGCAGGTGTCTGCGAGATGGGCGTGCCCGTCAGCATCCACAGCCATGGCTGGTTCTTGGTCATCCACTTGGCGAATATCTTGTACCGCTGTGAGCTTGGTGACTTCAGCGCTGTCGCCTCGTCGTAGATCACCACGTCGAAGTCTTTGAGCTCTGCGGCCATGTTGGTGAACCCGTCATGGTTGATGATGACGTACTGCACACCGGGTGTAGCCAGCAGGTCGAGGCGCTTTTGCTTTGTCCCCGTGCACACCACAAACGAGCGGTGCGGCAGGTGATGCTTGAGCTCACGACCCCATACGACTTTCACCGTCGACAGTGGAGCGACGATGAGCACCTTGCGTGCAATGCCTTCGTCCAGCAAGAAGTCGGCAGCCCACAGCGAACTGATGGACTTACCAGTACCCGGCGCGTTCAGGCACAGGGCACGCTTGTGCATGGTCAAGAACGCTGCAGTGTCCTTCTGGTGTTCCATCGCTGCGAAGCGACCGGGCCAGCTGTAGTACTGCAATATCGGAGCAGGCACACTGAAGCCAAGGTTCTTGAGGACCATCGACTCGTCAACACCGTAGGGCATAGCCAGCATGTCTTCGCCGTTGTGCTGCAACAGCTTGGCATGGGGGATGGCTCGCGCAACAGCTGCATTCTCATTGCTGTTGATGATGATCTTGCGCTTGTCAGGTATTACGAGCATTCAGTGCCACCCATGCTTTAAATGTGAGCGCCCATTGGTCCACGTTGGTTTCTCTCACGATCCAGACTTCTCCGCCTGCTTGCGTTGCCGCTGCGATCTCACGCTCTTGATTCGCTGTAGTAGTGCCCTTGCCAAACTTTGTCTCCACAGCAAAGCCGAGACCATTGACGATACCCACAAAGTCAGGGATACCAGCGCGGCCAAAGCCATTGGCAGGAGGCATAAACCACCAGCAATCCGGCGTGCTCTTGAGTACAGTCTTAACCACTTTCTTGACATCTTCTTCCTTTTTCATCGTTTACCTTTCAGTCGTGCGTCAGGGCAGAACCCCTTCGCTGGGCACCATGGGCACAGGCCCGATGGCTTGGTCTTGAACACGCCGAGGTCGATCACTTCCTGCACCATGTCAAAGCGAGGCTCCAGTGCCCGCCACAGCGAGTCTAAGAACCGGCGCTCATACGTGGCATTTGTCACCTCGTCGAACTTGAGCCAGATGAACGAGGTCTTTACCTTCGTCACCTGTGGGTAGTGCCAGAACACCATGGCCGCAAACAGCTGCAGCTGTGTCGGGTTCTCCTTGACCTTGCCTGTCTTGTAGTCGAGGCAGTACGCAGTGTCACCGTCAACGACCAGCACGTCGGCGATCGAGCGAATCCACACGTCTTTGGCAAACCAGTCCACAGGCTGCAGCTGGCGGTTGACCGACATCTGATGCTCGAACAGCTTCTCGCCATTGCGTGAGGTGATCTTCTCAACCAGTGGGCCCCAGCGGTCAAGCGTCTGCTGGCCTTCCAACGTCAGTGTGCTCTGGTCGAGGGAACCGTTGCCATAAGCCTCCAGCGTTTTATGCACCCTGTCGCCGTACTCTGACGCTTCGTTCATGGAGTTCTGCACGCGCTTGGACACGTACAGGTAGTCGAACTGCGCAGGGCATTGCTCAAAAGTCGACAGTCGACTGAACGACAGCGGCATGGGTGTGGTCATGTTTCTTCCAAAGTTGCGGTTGCAAGTTGTACAGTAAGTTGTTCAATCAGTAGTTCGAGAAGTTGCCTCCTCTTGAGTTGCAGTCTATCACTTCTACCAGCTGCGCTGACTGTGTACGCAGGAATATCAAGCACAAGAACATCAGCATCAAGGCACCGCAGGCCTACGCGAAACCGCCAGTCAGTGTGGTTGAAGTCGTGGTATCCCTCTACCACACACCACTGCGGCAGCATGTGGTCTCTCATTACTTTGCGTCCCCGTAGGAAGGTCCAATACCAGTTTCGCACGACACGGGGATGCTACGGCACCACTTGGGTGTTAACGACAGGCACTCTTCCATGTACGCACGGGCTTCATCAAGTTCTTCATTCCTCACCACACAGACAGCCTCGTCATGGACGGACAGCTTCACCGGGTAGCGCTGATTGATACGTGCAGTTTGCCACATAACGATCTGCATTGCAGCATGTTGCGATAAATTTTCTACAACTTTCGCGCCGTGCAGATTAATACGCTGGCGACCCATGGTGTACGTCCAGTCCTTGCCGTCATGGCTCAGCTCGTTGTACATCACACCGGGCTCACCGGGGCGACCGAAGCCATCCCACTGTGTCACAAACCAGCCGTTTACGTCCACGTTGACCATGGTGCACCCGTTGGCGATGTCGGGCAAGATGACCTTGTCGCAGCGCTTCCACAGCTCGACCACCTTGTAGTGCACAGACCTGTACAGGTCCACGATCTTGTAGGCTCGGTCGAGGTCGATCAGCTCCACGCCGGGGTCAGTGCGCTTGGCCAGCCGCACCATCTCTTGGAACCGCGCTGCCCCTGCACCGTACTGCAGACCCAGCATGGCAGTCTTGCCGAGGAAGCGCTCAGCCTTGTCCTTCTTCGTGATCTCTCTGCCGAACAACTTGCTGGCGAAGTCACAGTACAGGTCAACGCCGTTGCGCAGCTTCTCGGTCACGTCATCCTGCCCAGCCAGCGCCATCACTGTACGCAGCTCGATGTTGGAGGAGTCACCCACCAGCACTGTATGCCCCGGTGGAGCCAGCAACGCATCACGCAGGCCAGCAGACGGGCCACGCGCAGGGATGTTCTGCCAGTTGATGCTATTGCCGCCAGAGTAGCGTCCTGTCGTCTTGGCACCCCAGAAGTTGAGATACACAGGCAGTGGGCCGCGCTTGGCAGTCTCCAAGAACTTCAGCGCACGTGTCTCAGCGATAGTCGTTTTGACTCCAAGGCGAGCCGCAACCAACGCCTGTACGTCCGCATCGTCGGACTCCAGCAGGTCGGTGAAGGCTTTGTCGGATTTGGCGAAGGCATAGGTCTCTTTGTCAGGGTTGGCTTTGCTCGTCTTCATCGGCGGGGTCACACCCAGCTCCAGCAAGCGAGCAGCGAATTTGTCGTTCGACATGATGGTCTCGCGGTTGGTCTCGGCTGTTTGCAGCAGCTGTTCCTTGCGTACCACCTCGTCGTCGTAAAGCTGTTTCATCTTGTCTTGGTCGCCGACCAGCAATGGCTCTGTGAACATCCGCACAGTCATGTCGATCAGCCGTGCAGCCAGTGGCGGTGTGAACGGGTCGAACTTCTTGCCCAGCTCTTTGCACAGCCATGTGTCGTGCTTGCAGTACTCAGCGTACTCCTCTAATTCCATGGGATTAAAGTCGGCGCGGCGCTTGCCCAGTGCCTTGGTCACAGCGGTGCCTTTGTCCGGCAGGTTGTATTGCTTGGCGAGATTGGCCAGCGAGTGCGATGTCAGGAACGGCAGCAGCATGCGGCCTTGGCCGAGGGTATCCATCCACAGCTTAGGCTTGATGCCGCAGCGCTGCGTCAGGATGAACCCATCGAACATGGTGTTGTGGCAGCGCACAGCGCTGTTGGCCCAGTCGAACGTACCGTGCAGCCACCCAATGGTCTCCAGCTCGGAGCCAGAGAACCACACAGCAGGCTCGTCGTTCTTGATGACCGACACGCCGATGATTTCAAAGCGGTCGTCGTTGATGTACGCATCAGTCTGCATCTTGCTGAGACTGAACTGCTGGTCGTAATAGGTCTCTAGGTCAACTGTAAGAATGTCCATTACTTACTCTCTTCCAACATGCGTGACGCCATTTCTGAGGTGATGAGTTGCTGCACCTGTTCTAGGTTCACAGCCACTTGCTTGTCGATGATCTCGCCGTAACTTCCTGCGAAGCCAACGATGTAGCCGTTGCCTGCCTGCTCGATGTCGACATGCAGGTGCATGCGCTTGCTAGTGGTACTAACTCGTCGATTAGCCATGACAGCTTGGTTAAACGACTGCTTCTGCGTAGAAACAGACGCGCCAGTGGTAATCGTACCCTGCACAAGCAGTCCAGAGCCAATAGCGCCACCAATCACCCCTTGTGCAGCGTTCTGTAGAGGGTGGTTAGACATTGGTTTTCTCCAACGAAAGAGCGAAGAGAATGCAGCACGCAGCGTGCGCCAAGTGGGAGACGGAAGTTTCTGGATCGCATTGCTCACCGCGTGCGCTCGCTGCAAGGTGTCTGAAGGCAGCCGCGAGATAACGCTGCTCACCACCCTCGACATGCTTCCAGTTATCACGTGCGTACTTCTTCGCACCGAAGTCCAGCACCCGGACAACTTCTTCGACAGCATCCCACGGAAGGAGTGTGTAGTCTGGTTTGTCTTTGTCATATTTACGTCCTTCAGTTGCCAGCATCTGCTGCATAACTTCTTCTTCCTCTGGTGTCCAAGTTGTCAGGTCGGGGAACAGTTCGAGTTGTTTCATGATCTCTCCAATGCTGCAATGCCCAGTAAGCGAACGACGACGTCTTGCACGGCTTCGCCGTCTTTGACGATGAATATTGGTGGCCCTTGGCGTGAGCCCGGTCTCGGCGCGTACTCGTCCTGTGGGCGGTATGTCTCCATACGCACCAGTGTGCCGTTGTCCACGTTGATGATGGTGAACCGCAGCTGCTCACAGTTACTCAGTGGGTCAGAGCGCACTACCTCATCTCTTCCAGTCGATAGCGCTCCATTGCTTATAAGCCCGATGTTTTTGCGGCCTTCGTTCTTCGTTTGCTTTAGCGCCCACTCCATGATGTTTTTCTTCAGCCAGTTCATCCTATCTCCTCTATGCGTACTCTGACGCGAATTGGTTTAGCTTTGGTGTTGCGAAAGAGCTTGACTGTCGTGGACGCCTCAAATGCAGGTGCCCTGACTCTCCACAACTGCGGAATACCCTCGGGGTCTAGCATGAAGCTCCTACCTCCTGTCTTGACGGCCCATGCTTTGATGTCTCGTTTCATTCTCTGCTCCTGTCGAACGTAGGTAGTGGTGCCCAGTGAGTCCAGCCGTCTGCATCGCGCCAGTTGCCGAGCACAGCAACGCCAAGGCGTTTGTCAATCAGCAGCATCTTTGCACCAAGCGGTGGTGGATATTCTTTGGCATCGCGCCAGTGGTTGTTGACATCGACCACGGCAAAGCGGTCGTGTGTGAGTTTGTGGTCAGTCACGTGTCTCCCTTCAGCGACGCCCAGATGTTTTTGCCACAGCGAGTGCATCGGTAGTGGTACTTGATGCCGCAGTTGGTCGGCTCATAGCGGTGTTTACATTCCATTTTTTTTCTTTCAGTTTGGCTTCGACTCGTGCAACGTAATCTTTCCCGTGCCTTTTGGCAAAAGTCCATACATCGTGTCAGGCCACAACATGTTGGAATCTGCGCCAACGTCACTGATAGCAGGCTTGTACTCCACTGGTGTGACTGGTTTGTCACGATCAGCCTTGGCCTTCTCCAGCGCATCTGCTGTGTTGAAGTGAAAGTCTTTCATGTGTTCTTCTCCTTGAGTTTGGCAATAAACTTTTCGCCATCCCATTTAACTTGCTCAACTTCAACCCATTGCCGCTGTGCTGCCAGTGGCGTAGCCACGTTGGGTGGGGTGGTGTATTTGATTGCGGCATTCCACGATCTGTGGCAACCCTCTTTAAAATCTTCGTTGCCCCAATGCGCGCTGTCGTACCAGTCAAAGAACGCCACAGGCTCCTGCACAGGTGTTGCCAATGCATCAGCAGCCTCTTGGCACAGACTCATCAGCACGGCATTGGCTTTCTTGGGGTCGGTGAACTCGTGGTGATCCTCTGGGTGCTTGAGTCGGGCGATCAAGTCAGGCTCCGCAACAGGAGGGTCAAGTCTGTAATTGCTGTTGTCTTTCGCCACAGGCTCCTGCACAGGTGCTGGCTCCATCACGCACTCAATGCAACTGCAATAGCCTGTTCCGCAGTTCTGTGGGCGTTTCTGCACAGGTGCTGAACGGGCTTGCTTGATGGCGGCGATGGCTTCATTGGCTTTATCAACACCAGTCCCAGCCCAATTTGGAGTGCTAAATGGCGTCAACGCCTCCAGCGCCAAGTCGAGTGCTTTGTCTTTGGTCATAACCTTCTCCTTGCTTTGCATTTGTCTTGATCGGGCTGTGCCAACTCTTGGCAGTTCGTTGGGTTGTTCGTCCTTGGTGCGTACAGCAGCACCAGCACAACAGCCACAGCCCAGATGCCGATGGCAAGATAGGTGTAGATGTGGGTTCTCATACTTTCTCCAGTATTGGTGTCATCTTCTTCAGGCGGTGTTCTTCTTTGACCAACGCAATGGCAGCGTCCATGTCCTTCAGAGTCACCACCTCCATCTGTGCATCGTGCAGCTCCATGAACTCGTTAAGTGCAGACATCTCAGCAGCCTTCAGAATGAACCGACCCGACTCAACCCCACGAGCACCGACAGAGCGCAGAGACTGCAGCCCAGCCTTGACCACGTCGCTGTAGTCTTGGCCAAAGCCCATGCGAGCAAAGGCCTCTGTGACGTTGCCCATGGCAATCAGTGTGTCGATGTCAGCTCGTGTTGCTTTGCCCTTGGTCAGCGCCTCCAGCGCAGCGTGGTTCTTGATCTTCAAGTCCAGCATGAACGCTGTGTGTGAGCGCACTGGTGACAGGTTCTCCATCACAAATCCCATGGGATTAAGCAGCACGTGCTTGGGTCTGTACTTGCTACGTTTGCGCATGTCACTTCCTGTTCAAGAACTTTATCCAGCATTTAGAGCAGTACCACTTCTCGCGGATGCCTACGCCACCCATAGACTCAGTCGACAACTTACAGCTGTCGCAAAACTTTAAAGGGTGTGCGTTCTTTTGTGTATGTGTCTGCTCGTTGTTCATCTAGTGGTTTCCATCCGTATGCACGCCATGTGCGGGTAACGTCTACATCTGCACTGCCGTACCACTTGTATCGCGGGTGCCCAACAGGAACCCACGGCAAAGCCATGCTGCTAAATTTCAAGCCTTTGAACTCGTTGTTCATGATAGTTTGCCTCATGTTATTTGTCGAAACGTGATGGTGCCCACAACATCGCCACGGTGGACGATGTCATAGATGCGACCAACCTGTGTTGCGCCAGCACGCGCCATGTCACTGAGCATCACCGTCATGGATCGGCCCAGTGTGGAGATGTACACGACGAGGTTCTGCTCATCCACAGACAGCCACTCTGTGTCCTTGTCGATGTTCACGCCCAGTTCCTCGAAGCCCCGCACGAGCTTGGTCTCGATGCGGGTCAGTCGGTTAATCAGTTCTTTTTCGATGTAGTTGCTCATGACGGTCCTTGGTAATTCATAGCGCCACCTTGACACGTGTGCCAAAGGGCTCGGGTGGGTGGCTGTAGCCGATGTCGGCCCAGATGGTTGGGAACGGTGGCTCCTCGCATTCTTGCAAGTTACCCTCCATGTCCGTGAAGAAGATCATGCCGCAATAGCGCTCGCCTGTCTTGTCAAAGTGCTCGAACACAGGCTGGAACCGTGTGCCACCACCGCCCGATGGGCGCAGCTGTAGCAGCTCATCACGCTCGAAGCGCTCGACGCGAGTCACTGCGTAGTCGCAGTACGCCACCTCAACGAACTCGGGCTGCAAGTCGTCGACGATCGCCTGAATCTCAGCAGCAATCTGGTTGCATTCCTTGGGGCCCATGGAGCCCGATGTGTCGAAGCCGATGGCCAAGCCACCCAGTGCGTCAGAGCGCAGCGATGGCAGGTACAGACCCGAGCCGATGAACCGGCGCGATGGGCGCATGTATGTGTAGTCAGCAGCGCAGCTCTCGGTCATCATGGAGCGGCACACGTCTTGCCAACGAACCATGGGCTCGCCGACTTTCTCCAGCACACGGTCGATCAGGCTGGAGCCTTGGCCGCAGTCCTTGGCCATCTTGGCAGCAGCGACGATGGTCGCCTCCATGTCCACACGGGTCGCGTCATCCTGTGCATCGTGCAGGTCGCCAGTGCCGTCGAAGCCACCGCCGTTGGTGTTGTCGTCCTCGTCACCCTCGCCGTCACCGGAGCCACCGCCACCGGACTGTTGCTCTTGCTGCTGCTCCTTGAGCTTGTTGTACACGTACTCGGAGCTGTGCTCTTCCTTGACCCAGCCGATGTGCACACCGCCCTTGGGCAGCTGCCAGCCACGTGACTTGATGTAGGCGTTGATGAGCGCATCGTTGGCCACGTTCCATATCTTGGGGTCACGGCCCTCGCGACGCCACATGTGCATCAGCACCACATGGCAGGACTCATGCAGCACGAGACCGAACAGCTCTTCGTCTGTCAGCTTCTCGCACCACGTTGGGTTGAAGCGTACCCAGTTGCCGTTGGTGCCAGCAGTGGGAACCTTGTCTGAGACCTCGCGCTTGACGCGGGTCATGACTGCAGCGATGAACGCCTCACGCAGTCCGAGCTTGCTGTATGCAAGGTCAATACGATCCATAAGTGCCATGATTTTCTCCAGTGAATAAGTGTGTTGTTAATCCCGTGGGATTAGCCAGCTGCGAATTCTAGCGCAAAAAGCGCTTCGACGTAGTTCTTGGCTGCGAAGTAATCCGGGAACTCTCTGATCTCGTTGAAGTCATTGCGCAAGACAACAACTCCAGAGCAGTGTCCGAAGAACCCCGCTGCGTTGTATGCAGGGCGCACTGTCGCAAAGAACTCCCGCACGTTGTACGCACCACCACGGCGATACTTGGCAGTGCGCTCTACGCTGAACGTCCAGATGCCACCGTGGTTGTAATCCTCGACAAGCACAGGCTTGTCGTTTGTGTAGGGGTGCTTCACTGTCAGCATCACTTCATAGAGAATGCTTGCTGATTCGCGATGGCCCACTTGCTGAAGGCAGGTGACTTGGTGATGGTCTTGTCGCGCTTGTGTGCCAGCTTGATGGTCAGAGTCTGCACGTCACCGGGCATCTTCTCCAAGAACTTCCAAGCCTTGTCGAAGTTGTCAGCGTCAAGGCGTGTGGCCAAGCCCATCGCAACGCAGTAGCGCACGTTGAGCTCCTTGGGGATCGGCACGTCCTTGCCCTGCAAGATGTCCTCGATGCGTGGCATGGTCTCCCACACACGCAGGTGTGTCTCAAGAATCATGGCAGCTTCCTCGCCAACGTCACCCTTGATGAGCTCGACACGGTCTTGCACAGGCAGGTCAAGCTCCAGTGTGTGCGACACAGCGAACCACGAGCGTGGTGATGGGAAGGGCTTGATGTCACCTGTGGGCTCGAACTTGTGCAGCAAGTCAGGGCGGTCTTGCAACAGCGACAGAATCTCAGGGCGGATGCCGCGTGTGATGGCGTGGCTGACGAAGTCGTCGATGGTGGTGGACACGTCGATGTCGCACATGCGGTTCTGCAGTGGAGCTGCGAGGTTGAACGTGACACCGCGATCTGTCTTGCGGTTGCCAGCAGCGATGACCATCCACTCGGCAGGGATACCGAAGTCCTCGGGTGTGAGCGTCAGCTGGTACGCAGCAGCCTGCACAGCAGGTGGTGCCGATGTGATCTCGTCGAGGAACAGGATGCCAGCGCCGTCAGCAGGGAGAAAGTCAGGGCGTGCCCAGTATGTGCGGCCTTCCTTGACGTGCGGGATGCCGCGCAGGTCAGTGGGGTCCATCTGTGCCAAGCGCAGGTCAACGACACCGCGCCAGTTGGGCACGTGCTCAGCGAGCAGCTGGGATGTTTGGAACACGACCTCGGACTTGCCGATGCCCGATGGGCCGCGCAGGAATGTGGTGCGCTTGCGTGTGTTCTCGTTGAGGTAACGCTTGACGAGAATGGGCGTAACATGATTAATTCTCACAATTTTCTCCAGTACGTAAACAAGTTTTACCGCAGGGCCGCTGCGGAGCCGGTTATTCTGGTAAGTGCGTGTGCAACTTTGCTTTTGCACTAAGGTACATCTCTCTGGCAAGCTCTGCCGTCTTAGCGTACCCAAGGTGTTTGCCGTTTATTCGTGCAGCCCACTTATTTCCGCGAGAAATGTGGTGGACGCCGACATATGGGTTTAATCCCGTGGGATTACGTAGGTTCTGTCGGTTTTGCGAAGGCGTTGCTTCGCGTAGATTACTCATCCTGTTGTTGGTTGGGTCTCCATCTTTATGGTCTATCTGAGAACTCGGCCACACGCCGTAGACGTATAACCAAGCAAGGCGATGTGCAAGGTACTTCTTCCGCTTGATGCTGATGTATACCCTGTTCATAGTGCTGAGCGTGCCAGCTTCTAAGCCAGCGCACTTCCTCGCACCGCTGTCCACTAACCACGTGAACGCGCCAGTCCGTTTGCTGTAATGCAGTATGCGACGCAGCTCGTCTTGGGTAAGTTCTGAGTTCATGGTATCTATTATACACGCATATGCGTATACAGTCAAGTGAACAAGTTAATCCCGTGGGATTAGGGGTGATTTTACTTGGTGTCTGAGTTGAGTGCAAGCTCAGCGTACTGAGCTATGGTGAACTGTTTGACGGTGCAAGTATCGCGATCTGACGTGACACGCTTGTACGTTTTGTTCTGCCAGTCGTACTGCACTGCCTCGCCGTGACACAGCAGAGGGAACAGCTCCATCGCTATGTCAGAGGGCAGAACCATGGCGTGCGGGGTCTCTATGATGCAGTATGTTTGTTGCTTGGCCATGGCTTACTCCACACGCAGCACGATCACTGCATTGATGGGTCGGTCGAGCGTCGTTGTCACCGCACCAGCACCGAACTCATGCGTCGCATAGCCAGCTATGCTAGAGCGCAGGGATTCCAGCGGCATACCGGGCATACCCTTGATGCTGATGACGTCGCCGGGTTTCATAGCCATCAGTGGCGTCTTGTAGTCAATGTGCTTGAGCACCTCGATGCGAGGGGTGTGCGGCTTGTCTGCCGCTACGACGAGCTCGCCGTGCTCGGTGCCATCGGCCTCGATGACTTTGAACTTGCAACCGAGGTTGGCAAGGATGCGGATGTGTTTGGCGATGGTTTCTTTTTTGATGTCGATCATGTGATTCTCCGGTTAAGTAAGTTGATCAGTCGTTGAGCATTGAGTCGATGGATGCCAGCAGCGCAGCGGTCTGCACGTTGACTTCCTTGCGCTTGTCGGGGTTGTCGCGCAGTTGTTGTGGATGTGGCGTGGTGTCGACGACCGTGCGTGCCAAGGTGTTGATGTCGTCGGGCAAGATGTCTGCGAACGCACGCAGCAGCTCGATCTCCTCCATGATGTTCTCGCACACAGAGTCGCGGAAGATGGGCGGCTTGACCTCAGTCTCACCGGTGCGCTTGTTGATCGTCGCACGCTCGGTCTTGCCAGTCACATCGTGCAGTCTTTGCACGACATCTTTGAGACGCTCCAGTGGAGCACGCAGCATGTTGTTCATCGACTCCTTGGTGGCAGCCTCGACCTGAGAGCGCAGCGCATCGAGCTCGTCCTCTTGCATCTTGACGCGGAAGTCGTGCGAGTCAGTCACAGGGCGGTACGCCACACGGAAGCGGAAGTCGTGCTTGAGGTCAGTCAGGTCTGGGTAAGCCGATGGGTCGAACAGCTCACCTTGGCTCTGCTGGGCCTGCAGCATCACGTTGCTCCAGTTGTTGAGGAACGCAGTGACGCACTGCTCGAACTCCAGCTCGAACTTGCCGATGCGTGCGGTGAAGTCCATGAACTTGGCAGTGGGCAGCAGGTTCTCGCCACGTGTCCATGGGTATGTGGTGCTGTCGATGTAGGCACGGGCTGCTGACTCGACCTGCATGATGGGCTGCACCAGTGACTTGGGGTACAGGTCTTTGCGGAACTGACCCGCGCCGTGTGCGTTGTTGGCCGACTCGGCATCACGTGTGGCCTTGTCGTCTTTCTTGGTCATCTGTGGCTTGGACACACTGAGTGACACGATGAGTGCATGATCTTTGATGGACATAATGTTTCCTTGTAGTTAATCCCGTGGGATTAGATGGTTCCGGGTTTCTTGGGCCAGCCGAGCTTGGACAGATCAGACATGACGTTGGCCAGTGCAGGCAATGACTTGGACATGGGCGCTTCCTCTGCTGGGTAATACTTCTCGAACTCGGGCAAGCGAGTCATGAGCGCTTTGCGTGTGGTGCACCCCTCGATGGCACCCTGCAGTTTGCAGTGCGCCGCGCTGATGGCCTCGTCCTCATCTTTGTAAGGCTTGGCAAGCTCGTCTAGCTTTTCCTCAGTCACATCACCAACCACCAGCTCACGAGATGCCCAGTTGAGGCTGTTATATATCAAGTCACCGAAGTAGTGCGTCTTGAGCGCACCGGGGCACTCTCTGAACACCTTGCGCACGGCAGGGCTCATGGCCTTGACGATGGCTTCCTGCAGCTCAAGGCGGCGCTTGGCTTTGTCGGGCTTGGGCACATCGGCCATGATGGCGCGGACGATGGACTGGCGGACGTATTTGTCGATTTTCATGATGATCTCCTTAGATGTTGTTACGAATAACGCTGCGCACAGCGTCTTGGAAGTCTGAGTCGTCAGCGTCAATGACTGCGGGGTCAAGCTCCTCGACTTTCTCTTGCAAGCTCTCGACCTCACGCTGCAGGTCTTGAAACTCGCTGTTGTCGCTGAGGTTGGTGTTGTCGATGGTGTCAGTTACCATGTCGCGGATGCTCTCCCGGACAGTGGCGTCGTACTCCAACGCGTGCACGATGGCTGCGTTGAGCAGCTCTGACTCCAGTGTGAACTGCGCAGAACCCTCTGCTTTCAGTCTGCGAATGACCTCGTCTGCGACAGTGTCAACGAGTTGCTGCATGGCAGCGTTGATGATGGCATTGGTATCCATGATGATCTCCAGTAAATAAACAAGTGGTGAAGTGAACAAGTTAATCCCGTGGGATTAGGTGTATGGCCGAGGCGTTCCCTCAGTCCATAGTCATTATTGTACCAGAATACCCGGTACTTGTCAAGTCGAAGGCACCACCATCTTGGTGATGCTCTGACCGTGCACCATGGCGTATCTCATGGCGTCCGCAGCGTCGTCGTACTTCCATCCGTTTTGGGCGAAGTCACCGCCGTATGGCATCTCACCGCCTGCCCAGTTCGGCACAAGTCCCGTGCGGTTGAACTCACTGATGAGCTGCTTGGTCTTGCGTGCGTTGTACGTCATGTGGTGGGGCTTGGCCTTGTCCTCCAGCGTGAGCGTGACCTCGGCACGGAGTGCGGCCAGCCTGTTGCGCCTTTCGGCGTTGTTTCTGCTTTTCTTGCTCATGCGAAGGACAGCTCCAGTTGATTCTTGTGCAGTCGGCTCTTCTGCACACGGTCGATTTGCCAGATCAAGTCCTCGATGGCCGACACCACGTATGCACGCTCGTCTTGGTTGTGCACCAGCGTGCTCTCGTACCCGCCACAATACTCGCGGTCGAACTCGATGATCTCGCCATCCTCGTCGATCGGTGCCACGGAGCAAGTGAGCCAGTGCCAGTCGTCGTCGTACCAGCCCTTGAGATAGGCGTAGTCCTTCTCCACGGTTTCCATGGCTTTCACGGGGTCAGTGATGCCCCACTCAGTCCGCGCCATGTGCAGGGATGATAGTACGTCGTAGTACAGACCCTTGTCGTAGCGGCTTGCAGCTGAATCTAGTTTACGCATCAGGCGCAGGCGGGTTTCCTCTTCGAGCTCGGGCTCGTAGTCGCACAGGTGTTGCTCCAGCTGTTCCTCGTTGGTGGGGTTCCAGTCGAGGCGCTCAGTGACGCCGTACCCATCGCCGTTCTCCAGCGGTGAGCCGAAGTCATGGTCTTGGTACCAGCGCACGTTGTACGTCTTGCCGCACTTGTGCTCGTAGGTCTCTTCGTGGTAGATGTAGTCGGTCATTGTGTTCTCCTTAGTCTCTGTTCAGTGCTTTGTGTGCAGCCCACAGAACAGCCACGGGGCTGTCGAGGGTGTACGGCTCCCACACGATGTCGTCTTTGTTGCAGTGCAGGGGCAGCTCGTCGCACAGCTTTACGCCGTTGTAATCCATGGTGCCGATGCAGTCACCGCACCGTCCGTGCTTGTCATGCACAGCAACCACGTGAGGGCCACTGTGCAGTACGATTGTGTCTCCGGGTTTGTGGTGTTTCACGTTCATGCCTTACTCCAACCACAGGTACACAGCCATGAATATGGCAAGCAGCAGGAAGATCACGCGCTCTGCTTTGTCGCTGACGATCTCCACGTGGGTGGGTGTTGGCTTGGCTGGGCCTTGGTATTTCATGCTGTCTCCTTCAATGCCCGTAGTTGCACCCAAGCAGGTGCTCCCAGTAAAACTTCTGTGGGTCAGCCCCCGTGTTGTACGTGATGGCGATGGACACAACGATGTCCTTGGAACCACAGCACCCTCGGCGCATGGCCTTGAGGTAGTCGTGCATGGCTTCGGTATCGCCAATCTGCGCAACCCGGAAGTTGTCAGCGTGCTCAAGATGGCCGAACTCGGCGTCGTACGCATCGCGCACCGACTCGTACTGCGGAATGGTGGTTGTGGTGGTCATGCTGTCTCCTTGCGTTCGTTCATGTGGTTGAGCACCTCGATCCAGAACTTGCGCCCAGCCTCGTGGCTGTCATATGTAAACGCATGGTCTGTCGCTCGCTGCTCGGGTGTGTACTTGCTGTGCCCATACATGCTGAGCATCCGCAGGGCAGTGGCTTTCGCGTCGTCGTTCATGTTTTTTCCTTAATCCCACGGGATTAAAACTTGTTGAGGGCGATGTGTGCACGCACAGCAGCACGCACCTCGTCGATGTCGTCAGTGGCTTGGAGCATCTCAAGGAAGTGCATGGTGCCCTGCAGGTCGTACAGCGTGTCAGCATCCACCCGGTCAAGGGCAATGCCTTTGCTCATGTTGCGAATACCTAAGTCAATGCGGTTCAAGGCACGGGCAATGTGCCCCCGGCGTGTGGCTTCACGTACCCGTGGCAAGTCAACATCCGAGAGCATGGCAGCGGCAACCTCGATGGAATTCTGTGCAAACAACTTGTCGTCGCGGGTGATGTACGAAGCCACGCCTGAGTTGCCCCCTGCTGGTGTGGTGAATATGTTGTCAGTGCCATGGGCTTTCATGAACCCTGCGCGAAAGTGGCTGATGTGGCGATTGGTGGATTGGCTGAAGTATTGTGGAGATACCCACAACTCATGAGTATTGGTGGAGCGGTTGAGCACATGCTTGCACACAGTGGTGCGGTAGCTGATGCCGTAGGCCAACAACTCGAACTGCGTATTTGTCAGCACCATCGGGTTGAGTGGCCTGTATGTGCTCATACGGTCGGTGGCTTTATTTTTTGCACTGGCAAATGCGTGGCCAATATCTGCATGGGAATATGACATGGTGAACTCCAAGAAGTAAGTGAATGAGTGAGGAGAGTTAATCCCAGCACCTGACGGTGCCCGGGATTTAATCCCGTGGGATTAGGGTTTGCTGAATGGGTCGGCGCTGTGGACGCTCTCCCACTCAACAGTCTATATTGTACCAGAATACCCGTAGTTTGTCAAGTCACAGCTTAAGCCCCATGTCGACTATCTTTCGCCGTGCGATTTCTGCATTGGTTGCCTGCTCTTCTTCCGTGGGGTTGTCCGGGTCGACAGGGTTGTACACCAGCTCCTGCACCGGTGATGCCTCAGCATATTTCCGCATCTCACCGAAGTCACGCGCAGCCTCTTGCTGCTCTTTGCCAGATTTGTATTGCTGCTTTATGAGGTCAACGCTTTGGCCATAGGACTCTGCAATGTCTGCGAGCTTCTCGCCTTTGTCTGCACGGCTTACGATCTCTTCGCGCCATCCTGTGCTCGGTATCGGCCTGCGCTCGATCACCGGTTTTTGTGGTGCCAGTGCAGCCTTTGCTTGTGCCTCCAGCACACGACGAGCTTCTTCGGCAGGGTCGAGCGTCAACCCAACACGCACAGTCTCAGCACGCAAAGTGCGGCGAACGAGCACCGACAACGGCATGAACTCGCGCTCGGCAAGATCGGTGAATAGTTTGTGTTCTTCGTCAGAAACACGGATTGCGATGGTTTTCATTGAAATAGCTCCAAAAAGTGTATGAACAGTGTATAGCTCAGGTATTGCCTAAAGCTAACTCCAGTATATCCTAAAACTAACAGAGAGCAATACATCTGCCATACGTTTTTTCGCTCTTTTTTGCTGCTAAACCTGCAAATCCCATGGGATTAGCGCTGAAATCTAAAGAATCGGGGCAAAATATACCTGAGTAAAATAGTGGGACTCTACACGTAAGTCGTTGATTTCAAAGGAGATTCTCGGACTTTAGCAGATTAGTTGGTAATTTTGGCATGAGAGAGAAGTCTTGGGGGTAGGGAGGGTGGTGCCGGGCCTGTCATTCTCAAACGGGCTCTTCTTCTCAACCTTCCTGTCTTATATTTATCAACTAATCTACTAAACTAACTAACAGGGTACTTTTGCCGGTTCCGGGTGCCGTAAGTCGTTGATTTCATTGGGTTTTTAATCCCACGGGATTACTCGCAGTTTATTTTACAATAGTCGAAAAACCGGACCCTAGTATCCATGCGGGTTACAGCCGCTATTTTCGTTTAAGCC